ACATCCTATGGATACGTTAACGGAATCGGATATTTTCTCTTTGAATCCATCCAGTTTTATCAAGATCAAATGCTGATTCAAGAATGGAGCGGGGACGGTCTCTACGTTAAACAATTAACTGAAGGATCCCTCAACAGTTCAGGCCTTGCATTCAAACAAGCAGGCGTCACCGCTGCATCCAATGATACATCTGCCGCAGGCATTAGAGCGCTGCAAATGAGAGCCACACCAGGTCATCTCAGGATCTATCTACCTCTTCCTGGCATGCAGTGTCCCAAAGATTCAGGTTTCCCTTTGATTGGACTTCCTTCTCAAACCTTTCGCATCAAAGGTACTCTACGAAAGCTAGAAGATCTTGTCGTATCCAGTGATCCACTTACGCGTAAGCCTACGCCATGGACGTCCGAATTTGTTATTGCATATCCTGATGGACCTGTGACATTTGCCCCAAAACCTTTATTAGATATCGGTCAACCAACTATTCTGTTGAGCACTGTCCAGCATTACATTTCTTTAGAAGAAGGTGAAGAGGCGCGTTCTACCGCGGTTCAAATTCCTTTCCGAAAACAATTTGAAAACCGATTCAGCTTTGGCGAACTAGATTATATCCCGCTGGATAAAGGTGGGCAAGCAGTAGCCACACGATATATTGATGGGCGACATCCTGCCGAGCGTCTGTTCTGGTTTTTTCGTAATTCAACGTTAGTGGAACAGAATCGTCTGGATGTATTCTACAATGACAATTTTGAATATAAACCTGTTACTGAAACACAGGCATATACGAGTGAATACTATTATGGGATCAAGCTCAATATTGCTGGGAAAGAACGGGAAGATTTATATGGTGCTTCTCTGTGGAATCACATTGTGCCTGTGGCAAAACATGAGATAGTTAGAGTGAATAGTATTGGATCCATGATGTGGTCCCTAGGAGATACGTATGGAACAGTTTATCCTGCCCCTAGGAACCCTGAAGGGACAGTGAATTTTACAACGGCTGATCGGCCGACCATGTATATCCAGTTGGCGAATATTATGCCGAATTTATATCTGGCGGCAAGGAAAGCTGAGATGCGTGTCTATGTGGATTCATGGAATGTGTATGAGGTTGTGAATGGACGTGGTCGGTTGATGTTTGCGAACTAGTGCTTAAAATGGTATATATTAGATTATATATTATAAAAATGAGTATTGGAATTATCATTGCCATACTCGTTTTAATTATGTTAATCTTAGTTGCATGTATTTGCTGTATGATTGTTGAATTGGAAGAAGAACATCAGTATGCAAGACTTTAAGAACTTCTTAGAACTTGTTAAGGCTTTTTTTAAGAACTTGTTAAAAAAAGCCTAAGCCTATTTAAATCCCCTTTGCATCCACTGAATCACCTGTTGCGTATCCGATGATTGAAACATCGGTTGCGGAACACCATTCACAACCGCCATAAAACACGGAATAGAACTCACGCCACAATACGCCGAAGTCTCTTCATTATCATCCACGTCACATTCATACCATACAATCTGATCACTCAGATTCAATAGTTGAGCAGTATCAATTCGCTTACATGGACCACACCACGTTGCACCGAATTTAATGATGGAGATCGGATCAAGATCTTTAGGCTTTACTGGATCGTGGAGGAGTGTTTGAAACTGTTGATGGTTGCGGAGGTGTATCATCTTTTTTGGCATTTGTTTTAGAATAGTTCTTGTAAAATCCCGTTGCAAATACCAGTAAAATAGTAGCTACTAATGTGTAGGGGAGCAGATTTAAGCTCTTATCTGTTTGAGTTAATGAACCGCCTTTTTGACTAGCTTTCGCACCTTCTAGAGCAGGACCCGTAATTGTAGAATACAGTGATGTACCAGGCAATACAGAAGATGCCTTAGAACTTGCATTAATAAGTTTGCCCACTCCCGTTATAATATCTGAACCTGTTTTCAATGTAGTATCCACAACTGTCAGTGTTCTATCATATGCATCCAGACCTTTATCAATGGTAGATGTGATCGGAGTAATGACAGGATCCAAAAAGGATTGTAAGAATTTATAGAACCATCCAGAGAAACGATCAGCCGCAGATGGACCCTTTGATGCCCCAAAGAAGTTCGCGTGTTCTTCTACTACATCCTTCGTATTCACAAAGAATTGATACAATTTATATATCCAATTAATCATAGAGATCGGTAGAAAAATGATTGTAATAGTACAGATTAAACGGAAGAGACCAAATTCGGTTTGACCTACCAGAAATGAATCCAGACCGAATAGACCACCGAAAATAAGAGCTGCGGCATATGAGAAAAAACGAAAATGCTTCTTGTCAGGGATGTCTTTTGCCAAGAATCCTGCACCGACTCGTTGATCTACTAACGGAACACTGAGACCATACAAACGCACCGTATCTTCATTAAAGAGTGCCTGAGCTGCATCCCATATCCACCATGCTCCAAAGAAAAACAGATTTACTCCGATTTTAGCCAGGAATGTCCAGGGGGAACGCAGATATAAATGATCTAATGCAATGTATCCGCCGAGTAATGATAGCAAGACAAATGTATTGTAGGATAAAAAACTGGCACCGTCTTTTCCTTCATTTATGTTGGCGTTTGCGGGATCGTCCCCTTCACGCCAGTATTTTAAATGGGAGACGGTGAGAGGTACTTTTGGTTTTGCTTTCTCTGGTTTCTCTTCTTTTTCTTTTTCTGGCTTCTCTTTATTCTCTGGCTTCTCTGGCTTCTCTGGCTTCTCTGGCTTATTTGGTGTTACCTCTGGTTTAGCCTCTGGCTTAGCCTCTTTATCAGATTTATTAGGAGCGGCAGATGCCATTACTATCACTTTTTAAAAAAAATAGTCATACTATAACAGACTCGGTGGTACTTCATGTAACATTTTTAACAAGTTTTAACAAGTTCTTAACAAGTTCTTAACAAGTTCTTAACAAGTTCTAACAAGTTCTTAACAAAAGATGATATACTTGGTGGCGTAGCCACTTTTTTGCCGAACTTTTTTTTTAAAAAAGTTCAAATGGTAAACAAGAGTCCCCCAAAACCATTAATCACTCGGAATACATTGTAATTGTGAGAATAAATCCGAATCTGTCCATTTCCTCGTGCAGGATATACATTATTCGTACCAGGAATATAGGTAGTAGCACTGATCAACGCTGGATTAAATTTAATCTGCCATACGATACTATCAATTCTACTTGCATTAAGAGAACCTGTTGGCTGTACGTCTTCTGGTCTCAGTGCAAAGGAATAATTATAAATATATGATAGAACCGGAGTAGTAGTATGATGATCATATGGCTGTTGTAAACGAAAAAAGGATGATGTTCGTTCTGAAAAACGATCATATCCATCTAATTGCAAAACGGCCGTGGACAATAAATCAACACGTAATGCAGTATTACCACCAATCGTAGACTCTGTCGTAATCCCATTCGCAATTGCGATCGTACTTCCCGCTGTAATTGTAGCAGGTTGTATCTCATTAATCGCCAAACTGCTGTAATTAAACCATTCATTGCGGTTCGTCATCTGGTCACGCTGAATGACAAAAAAGAACTCCTTCAATGGGTGATTGAAATCCACCGAAATGGTAGCATTTGTCTGTGTATTGTAAAAAGAATAGGGTGAAGTATACTGGACTTGTTCAATCAAATACTCATGCGATGTACTCACAAACAAACGACGCTCCTCCACATCCATATATACATAATCACCCCACATCGTCATACTCGTAATAGGTGTTGTACAATCCACCTGTGTAGAGATACATGGATTAAAAGCTGCCTGTGAACCTGACGGAGGAGTCACCCAAAAGAGTTGCGATAGTGGTCTCAGCGTAATATTGATACGAATAGACGTATATTGAAGCGCAATGAGCGGCAGATACAATCCTGGATTATTACAGAAGAAGAATTGAAGCGGGATAAGAAGCTCCAGACCATTCGTACCTGCATAAATCTGTGTATTCTCATATTGATTTTCTTGTCGCCCAATGAGGTGATTGAGGGCACTTCGTTGCGATGCAGGCGTTGAAAATTGTGTCCAGATTTCCATCCATTCTCCTGTCTGTCGGTCAATCTCTTGTTCACCGATTTCAAGCGTAATCTCTTGGATAAGAGCATGACCAATGGAGTTCGTGTAGGAGAGAATATTTCCCTGCGTGTCCTTGATAATGGGAAGAATTACATTGAGATATATGCGACCGAGGAGATCCCCGCGACGTGGGACAAGGCATGTGACACGTTGTCCAAAATTGGGGGTACCGTCAAAATACATGACTTGTGGTTCAATAGCATAATTCGTATGTCTCCGATATACCATTCGGAAAAATGTGATTTGGGGGTTGCCTGTCAGAAAAGCATCTTGTTTCCCTGTTGCTACAAGTTGCAAGAGTCCGCCTCCCGCTGTCATTCTGTTTACTGATCCGGAATGTTCGCTTTATGTTGTCATACAAATCATATGATACAAATCTTAGTTAAATCTTTGTTGAATCTAGATGTCATTGCAAGACCTGAGTCAACAGAATAGTGGTGTTATCGCTGTCAATAGTGGACCGCTTGTTATTAGAACATATAATCAACAAGGAACAAGCGTGCAAGGAAATACAACATATGTCGTCGGCAATTATGAATATCCAATATCAAGTAATTATGTGCTCATCACTTCCACAGGCGGTTTATTAAAACCCAGTGATGCAATTTATGTTTCGTCGGTTTCAATGTCTACTCTTAGTTCTGTTACTGGGACAATATCTACTCTTTTTACTAGTAATGGCTATTTTTCTACTATGACAGGATCTACATTACAGGCAAATACAATATTTGTATCTACATTGACAGGATCTACTGTAAACGCTAGTACTGTAAACGCTAGTACTGTAAACGCTAGTACTATAAACGCAAGTACTATAAACGCTAGTACCATAAACGCACAGTTCATTAATTATTCTACATTAATAGGATCTACGCTACAGGCAAATACAATATTTGTATCTACATTGAACGCTAGTACCCTAAATGTAAGTACTATAAACGCTAGTACTTTAAACGCAAGTACTATAAACGCACAGTTCATTAATTATTCTACATTAACAGGATCTACAATACAGGCAGATACAATATTTGTATCTACATTGACAGGATCTACATTGAACGTAAGTACCCTAAATGCTAGTACTATAAACGCTAGTACCATAAACGCACAGTTCATTAATTATTCTACATTAACAGGATCTACATTACATGCAAATACAATATTTACATCAACACTTACTACATCCTCATTTTATACAGTAAATTCATTGAACAATGTTCTTGTTAGTAATTCTACCATAACAGGATCTACTATTCAAACTAATACAATTGTGAATACATCCACACTTAATACGAGTACATTAACAGCGATAAATATTGTGGCTACAGGTCCAATTACAGCTACAGGCGGAATAACAAATATGGGATATACTTCATTACCATCTACGTCTTTTATTATTAATTGGGGATATACTTCTTATCCAATCAATGGATCTGTATTTTATACAATTACAGGAATTGGAAAATCTAGTGATTCATCCTTTGTATATGTTACCATTCCCGATGCATGTTCTCCATTAACAATACAAGGATTTAATTTATATGCAGGCTATTCTGCATCTCAACCGCAAGTACAGGCAATTAATTATGTATCTGGACCACCAGGTCCTGCCAGTGGAGTATCATTTAATCTAGGAGGTAACCCACTTCTTAATAATACATCATATATACAATTTACAATATATGGATATAAATAGTCAAATTTACATAGGATTTCTATCATAATGCATCCGGTTAATGATACAAGTTAATGATATAAGTTAATGATACAAGTTAATAATACAAGATAATGATACAGATTAATATTTATTGTGTTTCAGATAAATCTTATAAAAAGATTTATCCGAAATAGTAGATATAATGTCGTATCCCTATGGTGGCATAAATGCCGTTTCGTTAGGAACAGGCGCAGGTTCCACCTTACAGGGTGCTACCGCCATTGCAATAGGATATCAAGCAGGAGCTGTCTCACAACCTGCCTCTTCCATCATCATCAATGCATCAGGCACTGCCCTGTCAGGTGTAGCTCCTAATGCATTGTACATGGATCCCATTCGCAACATGGCCGCTAGTACACTCATGATGTATGATACGGTCAATAAAGAAGTGGTCTACTCCAGCACATTGAACAATACGCTCACGGTCAATAACTTGGTTTCTCTCAGTACGCTATCAGCTTCCACTGTTTCATTCTCTACACTGTCCGTGAATGTAGCCAATGTCTCCACCTCCAATGTTCAGTTCATCAACTTCTCCACGCTTCTCGGTAATACAGGTTTTATCACATCCACCTTTACTGTCTCAACATTGATTGCTGCAAACATTAGCGTTTCTACATTAAATCTGTCATTATTCTCCACCTTGACGGGTTCATCCATTACGACCTCCACGTTGGCTCTGTCCACGATGTCAGGTAATACAGGATTCTTCACATCTACACTCACTGTCTCAACGTTGATTGCTGCGAACATCAGTGTTTCCACGCTGAATCTGTCGTTGTTCTCCACACTCACGGGTTCATCCATTACGACCTCCACGCTGGCTCTGTCCACATTTAACGGTAATACGGGGTTTATTGCATCCACTCTGACAGTTTCAACCCTGATCGCTGCAAATATCAATGTTTCCTCCTTGGCTCTTAATCAGTTCTCCACATTGACGGGTTCATCTCTGATTGCCTCTACTATCGCCGTCAGTACCATTACTGCAAATACGGGATTCTTCAATTCCACCCTGATTGTCTCTACTCTGTATGCCTCATCCATTATAGTACCATCCCTGGTTCTTGATCAATTCTCCACACTGACTGGTTCCTCCTTGATCGCTTCTACCATCGCCACGAGTACCATCAGCATGAACACGGGATTTGCCTTTTCCACATTCACTGTCAGTACTCTAATCGCTGCAAACATCAATGTTTCCTCCTTGGCACTCAATCAATTCTCCACACTGACGGGTTCATCCTTGATTGCGTCTACCGTGTTTGCTTCTACCATTACCACATCTACCCTGTTTGGTCAGTTCATTAACTATTCAACGCTGACGGGTTCCACCATGAATGGCAATGTCACCTATTCCAATTTGCTCCTCTTCTCTTCCATTTCATCCATCAATGGCTCCTCCTTCGGTAATACGGGTCCCACAGGTCCTATCGGTCAAGCCTCCCAGATCTCCTTCTTTGCCCCTGGATCACAGTCCATCGGTCCATCCACTGCCATGGGTGTTGTTACTCTGACGACTCTGGATTCCACTCAGACCACGGGTATAACTGGATTTACCTTTAGTGGTATCACGAGTCTATTTACGAATACTACGATTCAACCCATTCCTGTCGCAGCTAGTTATGCCCTGGCGCTTAATACCACAGCAGGTGGCTATTCTGCTGTCGGTTTAACTGTCTTAGGTGTCACGACTTACTTCGGTGGTATGTACAACGCCAGTAACGGTGTTTCCAATTCAGTCAGTGTCCTGGTACCTGCAGGTGGATCCATTGGGCTCTACTACATGGATAATATTGCTGTGACGGTTCAGACAGCAACACGTTTCACAGTCACCTCCAATCAAGTCGGGCAACAGGGTGCAACGGGTGTAACAGGTCCCACAGGTCCAGTAGGACAAGTCTCCCAGCTTGCGTATGGTTCCACGGGGATTAACCAGACGATTGTGCCAACGGGTACATTAAGCACCCTCGTTCAATGGCCCTCTGCAGCACAAGATGCAGGTCAGAGCATTGGTATGGCTGGACTCGCTTATAATTTTAGTGGAAGTCCCACGGGAACCTTCACCAATATCACAACCATTACCTTGCCGATCAGTGTAGAATATACATTGAACTTGTCTACTACTGCAGGTGGTTACTCCGCAATTGGTATCAATGGTCCTTTTAATATTTTTGGCGGTAATTACAATGATAACAACGGTTTCTCCAATACCGCTACGATTTTGGTGGCTCCTGGTTCCTACTTTGGTGTCTATTACATGGACAATACATCTGTAGCTGTTCAGGCCAATTCTCGTATCAGTTGCACGCTGTTGACGGCGGGTGGACAAGGTCCCACGGGTGTAACGGGACCGATTGGTGCTGCGGCTCAAGCATCGTATTTGTTGGCTGGGAATCAATCAATTACTGCTGGATCATATCAAGTTGTTCAGTTTGTGACTCTGGACGTGACCCAGTCGCAGAACAGTATCAATCTCGGTGTGAATGCGGGTGTCTTCACGAATAACTCCTCGGCTACTCTGCCGATTCTCGTGGAATATACATTGAATCTGAGCACGACTTCGGGTGGCTATTCAGGTGTAGCACTAAATGCAAATACAACGTCTATGTTTGGTGGTATGTTCAATGATACAAACGGTCTTAGTAACTCCTGTCTTGTTCTGGTTACACCTGGATCTACCTTGGCGGTTTATTATTCGGATAATAGTGCCACTGTAATCCAACAGG